GACTCAACATTCTAAGCCCCAACGTTCAGTGATGCGAGCGGTTCTGAGGCAGATCCCAGCAACCAAAGAACCTCCGGCCCTCGCTGCGCCAACGCAGACCGCACAACGTGCTCTGCGATCAGTTGCCTGTCCTCCGGCTTGCGCGTCGATTGCCAGACCCGCAGGATGTTCGTCTTGCGCGCGTGCAGCTTCTCGGACTCGGACGGCACGACCTTCGTACCGACGCACCGCAGCATCCCGCTTTTGTGGACGTGGTGGCGGATCGAGTCCTTGATTTCCTTTTGCCCCCAGTGCGGTAGCTCTTGCATCAGGTCGTGGATCGTGGCTTGTCCCAAAGACTCCACTGCGGCCAGGACTTCGGCGCCGATGCCGGTGTTGTTGCCGCTCATGGCTTGTTCGCCCGCCACTGCCGCCAAGCCTGCGCACACTCCACCCGCGTCCCGGCCTTAATGCGGGTCATGCACCGTTGCAGGTAGCCAGCGACCGTGTTCTTCTTCCCGACAAACGCAGCCGCAACCGCATCAAGGTCAGGGCCGTGTTGGACGTAGGCGTCCATTGCCTGGGCCTCGCGCGGGGTCAGCTTCCACGGGGAGACGTTGGCTGGGTTCTGGCGGCGCGGGATCATGGTGCGGCCTCATACTCACGTTCAGCCCGGCCGGTCGTGCTTGCAACGGTCTTGCCAGTCAGTCGCACGCTGCCCAGCTTGACCAGTTCCGGAAGACGCCGCGCCACCATCACACCCGTAAGCCGGCAGCGCGTGCTGATGCCGTCCTTACCCATCGCGCCGTGCTCCCGCAGCGCCGACAGAATCACATCGTGGTGACGCTCTCGCATCTGGCGCGACACCGCAGCGGCTGCCGCGTGGCTCGTCGCCGGGTCAGTGCGGCGGGCTTGAGGGCCGAAGTCAAGGGCGGTTTGCATTGACAGACTCCCGGTTAGCCTGCAACAGTCTTCGATTCGCGCGCCACTCAAGACGGAAGCGCGGAGGCACGCGGTACAGCTTCAGCGCCTCGGCCTTGCTGATAACGCCACGAAGCGGGCGGCCCAGGTCTTCGGCCAACAGTGCTAGGTCATCCTCGACCGGGTAGCGTGCGATCAGGATGTCCAGGTCTTCAGCCGTCCAGTGTTTTCGCTTGTCTGCGCTCATGTCGCCCTCGGTTGCTATGGCTCAATGATGCCGACAACCGCAAAGCCTCGTCATCGGTTTTGTCTATCGCGCAGACACGCGTCATAGCAACAAACAATGCCGCACGCGCGCAGGGTCTGCACAATCAGCGGCATGGAAACGATCACTGTAGGCAAGCTTAGGCTTGTCCAGCACCCTGACGGCAGGCTTGAAGCGCTGCACGATCTCATGCGCGTCAGTCTGCCGATTGAGCCGGCCGCGCTGGAACGGTGGCTGCTCAAAATGTTTCGGGAGCAGTTGACGCCTGGAGCGAATAAAAGACCGGTTTAATGCCCGAGGTAAGACGCGCCGTCCGGCGTCGGCTTGAATTGCGGGTTAGGCCCCTGCATCCGAAGCGCGATAGTGCAACCTTACTAAGACTAAACGACGTGGATAAGCAAACTGACCTGATTTCAAGGCTGCAAGACGAAGCCGACCTGTGCCGCAACGATGGCGCAGACGACATTGCCGCGCTGCTGGATGAGGCCGTGGAAGCGCTGCGCGCCGAACTGCGCTACGAGGCCGACGACGGCAAACAGTTTCGGAGCGAAGCGCAGCGCGCGGAGTACGAGCAGCAATGCGTTGACCTGGCCGTAGCAAATGACATGCTTGACAACGGCGCAACGCTGATGGCCGCGCTAACTCGCGCCAACAAGTCGCGCCCGTGGTGGGATTGCAGCCTGACGCGGCAGGAAAGAGATCTGCTGGCGAAGCTGAATCGCCACACCAAACTGGCCATGCCTCACTGGCAGTGCTGCCCGTTCCCAGAATATCCAATCCGCAGAATTGGGGCCGATGGCCGCGTGTGGGTTGGAGAGTATGTTGGCGAGCCCGGCTACGGAAATTTTGTCGGGCTGAAAGACCTACTGCGCTATGCAAGCCAAACCGCTGCCCAGCATGCCTAACGCAACAGCTGTGCCGACCGGTCGGCTAGGAGACTGACATGGATGACAAAGCATCGCCGGCCGAGGTCGGCACGAGCGAGGGGTTAGGCCCTGCCTCGCGTAGGCACGGAGAAGGCAAGCCAGTGGCGCATGGGGCGCGGCTGGTGTTGGACATAGGCCCTGGGGCCGGAGAGGGTGACATGAGTTTCTTGAGACACGGCGACACTGCTGCCAGTTTGACCCGTGAGTTTCTCTGCATTCGAGATGAAGCAAAGACGCGCACTGCATACAGCCAGGAAGAACTCAACCGGGCTGTGGATGCCGCAGTGGCCGCAGAGCGCGAGCGGCTCCGCGTGCTGCTAGTAGCCCAGCGCGACCAAACCGTGATGAGCCACCACGTAACGCTAGCCGAGTGCCACGCGGCTCGGAATGCGCTTCAGTTGGTGCTAGATGAGTGGGCCTAACGTTGCCAGTAAGCGGGCCGCCGTCGGCGGCTCCGCTTGAGTGGCGGGGTTAGGCGTCTTGGTGGGTAAACACGGAGAACGAACGATGGACAAGTTTGCGGCCTTGAAGAAGGCCAAAGAAGTAGACCGCCACATGCCCGATGGGTACTGGGGCGCCGACAGCCCAAAGTGCCCGCACTGTGGCACCGAGTGCAGCGTGAGCGAAAACGAGTGGTGGAAGCTGTACGAGGAAGGCGAGCACGAGGTTTCATGCCCGCACTGCGATGGCGACTTCAGCGTGACCACGCGGGTGAGCTACAGCTTTAGCACCGATGAGCAGGAAGACGCCTAACGTGTTTTAAACAACTTCACCAGACTTTGGCGATGCAAATTGCACAAACCCCGCCCCTAGACTACCTCCGCGAGCAAGGCACCGCCTCTGCTACCGTCATCCGCGCGCACTGCGGCCTGACGCATGAGGAGGTTTACGCTGAGCTTGTGCAGGCCGAGGCGCGCGGTCTGGTGCGGGTCGAGGTCTCATATTTCGACCGTGGCGCTAGGCCGCGGACCTACTGGGCATGGATGGCGGACGATGATGACAGCCGAACTTGACCTAGACGCCGCAATCGATTCCGCGATGGCAGCAGACAAGGCGCCGACATGACCGAACTGCTTGAAAGCATGCGCGCCCTAGAGGCCGATCACTCGCCAGCAGGCTACCCGCCAGTGAAGATGGCTGAGGTGTCTGCACTGTGCGACTTGATCGAGAACGCGCACAAAGCGCTGGCGCTGCAACAGGCCAGCTACGAACGTGAGATTGCGCTCGATGTTGCGGACATGCGAAACCGCTGTGCTGAACTTGTCCGCCATGCATACATCAGACACGGCCTGTGCTGTGCTGACGGCAAGCGGATTGCGGAACTCATCGAGGGACTGGAATGACCGACGACCCCGACCCCCGCGTGTGTTGCGCCGAGTGCCGCAACTACACCGGCAGCCAGTGCAGGCAGTGGCGAGCGGCTGGGCTGATGACGCCGCACATCGGCGGGGATCTGGCCAGGCTGCGGCAGTGGTGCCCGGCGTTTGTGGCGCGACCTGAGCCGAGGCAAGGCTGACATGCGCAACGCCGCCCGGACTGACGCCAACCAGGCTCCAATCGTCGAAGCACTGCGCCGACTCGGGTGCAGCGTGTACGTCATCGGCCTGCCGGTGGACCTGCTTGTCGGCAAGAACGGCCGCACGGTGCTGGTCGAGGTCAAGACCCGGAAAGGCCGCTACACGGGCCTACAGACCGACTTCATGGCGACGTGGCGCGGCGGTGCTGTGGCTACGGTTAGGGACGTGGAGGCCGCTGTGGAGCTGGTGCGGATGCTGGACGCTTGACACCATGCGCAGAGCCTCGATACACTGTGCGGGTCAGGTGTGGCAGCCTGGCGAAGCTGAAGCGCGAACCCCGCGAGTGTTTTGCTGGGGCGTGTGTAGACCCAAACTCGATCTTCAGCCGAGCCAGGATCTGCCCACGCCAAGGGCCACGCCCCAGCTAAGCATTCCGGGGTTTTGCTTTTGGGCTGACTGGTTGTGCTGCTCAGGCGTCTATTTCACGATCCGGGGCACAACGAGAGCGGTAGGATGAAAGCTCAAGCCGCGAGCGCGTCGAAGGCCCTAGCGTGAGTTTGACCCAGGTACATGGGGTTGTAGGGCCCAGCCAAGAGCGTACCGGCTCAAGGCCAAGCAGCGTAGTCCCATCCGTTGGCATGCAGCTTGTGAGACCTAGCCTTCGCACTGTTGCGGGGTTGGGTCTCCCTGCGCCCGAGAACCCTCCGCCAGCATCCATGATGCCAAACAGTCAAGCAATCCTTGACACTTGACCACGCACGAGGAGAAGACATGACCACTGCGCTACTCTGGACCCTCGCCATCATCGGCGCATGGAACGGCGCCAACATGGCCGCGCGGCTGATCTTCCGGGAGCCGTGGACGCGCTACCTGTGGTCCGTGATCCTTGGCGCATGGGCTGCGTTGGCGCTGTGGCTGCGATGACAACCGAAAGGAACGACATGAACACTTTGGCGGCAATACTTGCTGACCCGCAATGCCCGCGGCCCAACTACGTGGAGTCACACGACGGCGAGCAAACGCTCATCACGCGCCCGAAAAACCCAGCGCACGGCCGGGCGGTGCTGATGTTTTCCGTGCGTGCGTCCGAGGCTTTCAAGGTCGGCCAAGTCATGCAGTGGAAGGGGGTTGACTACGTGGTCGAGCGGATTGCGGCTGATCCTTACGACACGGCCGACCCCTTGGAAGCCCAGCCAGGCCAAGCCTAGCCCTGGCCCGGACAAGTGTGGACTTGTTGACCCCGCAGAGCGTGGCCGCTGTCCTGAGTGGAACGCCCCGCTCGATCAGGTGCAGGGCTGCTAGGGTGGCGGGGGTCATGTCAGAAGTCCGGCGCCCAGGTGTGCGCGGCTTGCAGCTTGGTCAGTTCGCGCGCCGTCACGTCCTGCTGCCGGCCGTTATGCCAGACGATGCGCTTCAGTCGGCACGACACGTCAACGATGCGGAACTCAGCGGTAGCCTTCGCGGCGTCAACGGCAGTTGGCTTGTACTGGCCCATCGGCTGCGCGTCGCGGGTCTTGGTGAATGTGGCATTCATGGTGTCTCTCCGGTTCAGGCCCCGCGACATGCAGAACCCATGAGCATTAATGTACGCAAAGCGGCCCAGTCTGTGCCAACAATGTTTGCATCGAAAGCGCTGATGCGATAGCGAAAACCAAAGAGACACGCGGACGGCCGTAGCGTACATTCTCTACATCGACAACGCACCGGAGCAGAGAACATGACCAAGCAACAAGCCGCCAAGATCGTCGCCGACGAAGACTACCTGCCGTGGGAGGTCGTCGCCGAAGCCAAGCGCGTGCTCGGCATCAAGGAGCAGACAGCAGCGGAAATCATGGCTGAACTGCTGGCGGCCAAGCGTGGCTGATCCGCGCACAGTGGCGGCTCTTTGCGTCGCTCCAAATAGCATATACAAGTCGATGCCTGCGGTCGATTGCTACGACATAGCCCGAGACGTGCGCAGCTTTGTTGGCGGGATACCAGTAGTGGCTCACCCTCCGTGCCGGGCTTGGAGCGCTTACACTGCGCATCAGGCAAAGCCGGCTCCCGGCGAGAAAGAGCTAGGGTTGCTCTGCGCCGAGTGGCTGAAGCGGGAAGGCGGCGTCCTTGAACATCCGGCACACTCCCGGCTATTTCAGGCCGCTGGTCTGCCAATGCCCGGCCAACGTCTTGGCGATTTGTACACGATGCTGGTCTGGCAGGCGTGGTGGGGCTACCCAATGCGCAAGGCAACATGGCTGTCCTTTAGCCGCGTGGACGTTTCCGCACTTGAACTGCCGTACAACGAGCACGACAGCCGAAGCGGCGAGGGAGACAGGCGCCGACAACAACGCATGAGCCGGCACCAAAGGGCGGCAACTTGTCCGGCTCTGGCTGAGTGGCTGGTGTCGGCTGCAAGATCAGCTAACCGGTGACACTCCGTCACCAGTAGCGCAAGCCCGCGCCAGCCGATACAATGCGCCATGACTTGTGACGACAAGTGAGCGAGCACTAACATGGCGCATCCGCCAACCGCTCAGGACAAGCTGAACGCAATCGGCGAGCAAACCATCATTGAGTGGATCGCCGATGGCAAAAGCTACCGCGAGATTGCCAGGACCGCAGAAGTCGGGCTAGGCTCGCTTTGCTTTTGGATCGACGCCGAACCCGAACGGTCTCAGGCGTGCGCGCGTGCGCGGGAACAGTCGGCCCAGGCGTTCGAGGGCGAGGCGCAGGAGCACATCCAGAACGCGGCCGATCAGTTCGAGCTGTCCAAGGCGAAGGAACTGGCGATCCACCTGCGCTGGCGGGCGAAGGTCAACAACCCGAAGCGCTACGGAGACAAGGTGCAGACCGAGCTGACCGGCAGCCTCGGTGTCACGATCCAGGCCACGCCGACCGATGAAGCGCTTTGAACACGCTACAGGTAGTGTCCGGTTGCCGAAAACGCGGGTTTTGACCACTTGAGACACTACCGCTAGTGTCCGCATTCAAGTTCACCGAGAAGCAACAGGCCGCCCAAGCGCTGCTTAGTGGGCCGGCTACGCATTGCATGCTGTTCGGTGGCGGCCGGAGCGGCAAGACGTTCCTGCACGTTCGGAACATCGTCATGCGGGCGCTTAAGGCGCCAGGCTCGCGGCACCTGATCACGCGCTTTCGGTTCAACCACGCGAAGCAGACCATCGGCTTTGACACGCTGCCGAAGGTCATGGCGCTGTGCTTCCCTGGTGTGCCGTATCACATCAATCGAACGGATTGGGTCATCGAGCTGGGCGACAAGTCGGAAATCTGGATCGGCGGCCTGGACGACTCCGAGCGAATGGAGAAGGTGCTCGGCTTCGAGTTCGTAACGATCTACCTGAACGAATGCAGCCAGATTTCGTGGTCTGGCGTGCAGATGCTGGTGACTCGTCTAGCCCAGAAGGTCAATCAGATCATCAAGGGCAAACCGCCGACGCTGTTGAAGCCGCGGATGCTCTACGACTGCAATCCGCCGAGCAAGGCGCATTGGACGTTTAAGTTGTTCAAGCAGAAGGTAGACCCGGAGACGAAAGAGCCAATCCGCGCGCCTGACAACTACGTGTCGTTTCAGATGAACCCGCGCGACAACGTGGAGAACCTGTCGCCGGAGTACCTGGACGGGCTGGCAATGCTTTCGGGTCGCATGCGGCGCCGGTTCGAGGATGGCGAGTTCGCCGACGCCACGCCGAATGCGTTGTTCGACGAAGGCATGATTGACGCCTATCGAATCGCCGAAGGGCAGCCGGTGCCTGACATGGTGCGGGTCGTCGTGTCCGTTGACCCTTCAGGCGCTGGCGACGATGAAGGCAACACGGACAACGACGAGATCGGAATTACGGTCGCTGGCCTTGGGACTGACGGCAAAGCGTACCTGATGGCTGACCTGACGGTAAAGGCCGGACCGGCAACATGGGGACGGGTCGCCGTGGATGCGTTCATCAACCATCGGGCCGACTTGGTTGTCGGCGAAACAAACTTCGGCGGCGGCATGGTCAAGTTCGTCGTGCAGGCGGCGGCAGCAGCGCACGAAGCAAAGCCGCGCGTGCCGTTTAAGATGGTGACGGCCAGCCGTGGCAAGGCTCAGCGAGCCGAACCGTTCTCGGCGCTGTACGAGCAGGGCAAGGTGCGACACGTCGGCATCTTTCCGAAGCTGGAGGATGAGATGTGCGCCTTCTCGACGGCCGGCTACACTGGCCCGAAGTCGCCGAACCGGGCGGACGCGCATATCTGGGGGCTGGCCGAGTTGTTCCCTGGTGTTGTGGCAGGACCGAAGGTCGAAAAGAAAGAGCGCCGGCAGCCGGTCATCGTCGGATCTTGGATGGGGTAGCGCACTGACGCGAAGTAAGCGTACACTTCGCTCCCATGATCGAGATTGCACAGGAAATCCCTGCCGTCCTGCGTTTCGACCGTGAGACGCAGTACACGTTTCGGCGGGGTCCGAATGCCGGCCGTGCCTTGCGGTACGTCGGGCCTGGCGAGCGTCCGTTTCAGGACATGGTCAAGGTCACAACCGCGGACGGTCGGCCGTTCGGTGCGCCTGAAGGACACCGCGACGGGCACGTTCTCGCTGTGTGCCGGCCGTCTGACTTGGTGGTGAAGTGAACGTCGGCCCGCGCTCGCACGAGGCCGCATCGCTGCAAATCCGTGTGAGCGTGGCGCTGCCGAGGCGACTGCGCGACCGTACCCGGGAAATCACCAAGGTTCACACTGCCGCTGCTGACCAGCGGCAAGGCCACGCAACCGCATTGCTTCGCGAGGTCTGCGACGAGGCGGATCAAGCTGGCATCACGCTGATCCTGTGGCCGCGACCCTACGGCGACGACATCGCGCTGAGTCAGGCAATGCTGATCGACTGGTATGCGCGCTTCGGCTTTCGCGTGATCCAGCCCGAGCCGGTGCTGATGGCCCGGGCGCCCGGGCTCTACACGCGGCTGGCTCCGGTCGCCGCAGCTTGCGAGGCTCTGCATGCCTGACGGCAACACCAAGTCACCCGACGAAGCAGAAAGCACCGGCAACGAGGCCATTCTTGCCGAGGCCCGGGACTTCCTGCGCCTGTGCATCTCTGCCGACGACTTCAACCGGGAGGCGGCGCTCGATG